TATATTTGTCTCGCGTGGATTTACGAAAGACTCGTTTGCGGCTCCCATAAAAGATGCGGTCGCGCAAATCTTTTCATGGGATCGCGAATTGATTGAGGGAGCAACAGAAGAATCTCGTGCTTGGCGCGAAATACCAGATCCGTATTGGTCTGCTGCTTTTGGATGCGATGTAATGCCTCGTGTGGTGTTACAGAAATTTGGAACAGAATCGATGCGGGATGTATTTCATGACGATATTTGGGTGAAATCATTGATGCGCCGAATTCAGACATCTTCACGCCAAAAGTTTGTGGTGTCGGATGTGCGATTTGAAAATGAAGTTCAAGCCATTCAAGAACTGGGTGGGATCATTGTTCGTATTCGTCGCGGTGATGAACCGACATGGTTTTTGACAGCAGAACAAGCCAATCGAGGAAATCAGGATGCAATTCAGACAATGATTAATTTGAACGTTCATCGGTCAGAATGGGATTGGATTGGTTGTGAGTTTGATTATGTTATTGAAAATAACGAGACAATTCATGCATTTCAACAAAAGGTGCTTCAAATACTTGACAAGCACACGGTTTTGGTTTAATATAGTTTGTGTTGTGTTTTTTAACCATTTATTATGAGGTGAGTTATGTCCGTTCAGTTATCTCCGGCAACCATTGAAGTCTTAAAGAATTTCGCATCCATCAATTCTGGATTGATGTTTCGCGAAGGCAAAAAGCAGCGTACCATTTCCCCCACCAAAACAGTGTTCGCAGAAGTCCAGCTAGAGGAAAACATTCCGTCATCTTTTGGCATCTATGATCTGAACAACTTATTGGCGGTGTTGACATTTGACAGTGCACAAACTCCTGCGGTGTCATATCAAGAATCCAATTTGATCGTCAAGATTCGCGATACCGAAACCACTAAATTTCGGTGTTGTGAAGAAAAGATGTTGGTTACGCCACCCGCTAAAGAACTTGATTTGGGTACACCAGATGTAGAATTTGATTTGTCTGAAGAAATGCTATCGCGAATTTTGAAAGCCACTTCTATTTTGAGTGCGCCGCATATTGTTGTGGAGGGTGATGGCTCGGTTCTCAGTTTAACTGCCATTGATGTGAACAACGATTCGTCAAATCAATACTCGATTGAAGTTAATAAGACATCTCAAATCTGTCGAATGGTCTTTCGCACAGAGAATTGGAAAATGATGCCAGGCGCATATCGTGTCAAAATTTCCTCGAAGGGTATTGCGAAGTTTGAAAATCCTACGCGGAAATTGACGTATTGGCTGGCTTTGGAAGTTGGCTCAAAGACACAGAAGTAGTGGGCGATATGGGTGGAGCGATGCTCCATTCAATTTTATAATGATGGAGTGATTATGATAGCCAACACAGATCATTTTCTGTTTGTTGAGAAGTATCGTCCACAGACGATTGATGAGTGTATCCTACCAGATCGGTTGAAAGTTCCGTTCAAGGAATACGTCAAACAACACAAAGTTCCTAATTTGCTGCTCTGTGGTGGTCCTGGCGTCGGGAAAACGACCGTAGCCAAAGCAATGGCACGAGAGATCGATTCCGATATGCTTGTGATTAACGGATCAGACGAAAGTGGCATTGATGTTTTCCGCACGAAAATCAAGCATTATGCGTCATCAATGTCGTTGGGTGGTGGGCGCAAAATCATTTTGATTGATGAAGCGGATTATTTGAATCCGAATAGTATTCAACCCGCTTTGCGTAATGCGATTGAAGAATTTTCTACCAACTGTACATTTATCTTCACCTGCAATTACAAGTCTCGTATCATTGAACCGCTTCATTCTCGTTGCGCGGTGATTGATTTTACTTTACGCAATGGTGAAAAACAGAAAATGGCTGCTGCCTTTTTCAAGCGAGTGCAGACCATTCTCAAGTCTGAAACAATTGCGTATGACGAGAAAGTGGTTGCTGAACTCATCACCAAGTATTTTCCTGACTTTCGCCGTGTTCTAAACGAACTTCAGCGATATTCACAATTCGGAAAGATTGATGTGGGCATTCTCACGCAACTGGGTGATATTGCCATTCAAGAATTGGTGGAAATGCTGAAGAGAAAAGATTTTAGTTCCATGCGAAAGTGGGTTGCGACTACCAATCCTGATTCAGTCACACTGTTTCGTCGAATCTATGATGGACTGGCGGAACATATGAAGCCTGCATCTATTCCGCAGATCGTAGTGTTGCTGGCAGATTATCAGTACAAGTCAGCGTTCTGTGCGGACCAAGAAATCAACAATGTCGCAGCCTTGACTGAAATCATGATTACTGCTGAGTGGGTTTAAAATGACACAATCTCAGATCAATCCTTTTGATTACGTCAAGCAGATTACTCAGGGTAAGAAGGATTTGATGGTAGACGAGATCACAGAGAAAGCCTATGTGCCCTTTCTCACGAATCGTTCACTCTCATATCATCTAGATTGTGTGATGTTTGCGAATGAAATGAATCGTCGCCACCACCTAGATAAGAAATTACAATATTCTTATCTTATAAATACAGTAAGAGGTCGAAAACGACCCTATGTTAAGTGGAGTAAAGCGGAGATACCTGACGATTTGGAATGTGTGAAATTGGTGTACGGCTATTCCAATTCTAAAGCCCGTCAGATTCTTTTCCTTCTAACTCCTGAACAATTAGCAGATTTGAGAAAGATCACTGATATAGGTGGAGCGACAAAATGACAGATTTATCAACGTTTTTAGAAATACGTTTGAAATCTGAAGAAGACTTTTTGAAAGTACGCGAAACCCTGACTCGTATCGGAGTTGCTTCTCATAAAGATAAATCACTCTATCAATCTTGCCATATTCTTCACAAAAAAGGCAAATACTATCTGGTCCATTTCAAGGAAATGTTTTTGCTTGATGGCAAGAATTCTGATATTAGTGATGCTGACTACGCTCGTCGGAATGCGATTGCGAAATTATTGGAAGAGTGGGGATTGATTGAAATTGTGGTTCCTGCTCAGATTGTGGGCAATCTTGCACCACTACATCAAATCAAGATTATTCCCTTTAAAGAAAAGCATGATTGGATTCTGACTCCAAAATATACTATCGGAAAAAAGTCAATTAAAACTTGACTTTTTGTCTTTTTAGTATTATATTAGAGTAGTATGAATACACTGCATGGCTCATGGTGAGCATGCAGTATGTATTTCTCGCTTAACCAAGGAGGATGTTATGACAGTTGGTCATTTATCTTTTAGTCCGTTACTTCCCACCACGGTCGGTTTTGACCGGTTTTTTGACTCGTTTGAGCGTCTGCTTCAATCAGACATTCAACCTGCAAAATTTCCGCCACACAATATCGTGCGGAAAGATGATTATCATTTCGTGATTGAAATGGCAGTTGCAGGATTTGAATACAAAGAGATTGATTTGACACTCAAAAATTCTACTCTGACTGTTCAGGGATTAAAAGAGCCGAAAGACGACGATAAAACTGATTATGTTTATCGTGGGATTGCGAATCGGTCCTTTGTGAAAACTTTTCAACTCGCAGATTCTGTGGAAGTGCGCAATGCGTCACTGATTAATGGAATGTTGAGAATTGAATTAGAAAATGTCGTGCCGGAATCTCGTAAGGCGCGGAAAATTTCGCTCACAACTGCTTCATCGCAGTTATTGAACGAATAACTTCACACGTTCGAGGTTGGGCGATTGAATTGTCACCGTAAGGTGTACGTTCCTAGCACACACTAGGATAGATCGCCCACTTTCTTTTTTATGAGGAGATGATGATGCCTTGTGATATGTCTCATGATGTCAAAACTTTTCAAGTCGCATGTGATCAGTTAAAGCAAGTCGAAGTTGACGCATCGTTGTATTACAAACTTATTCTTGAAGAATTCCATGAATTAACAGATGCATCCATTCGTATTGAAGAACTGGATGCATGTATGGATTTGATTTGGGTTATTTTGGGATATTGTCATGCGAAAGGTTATAATGTAGAAGGTGCATGGAATGAAGTTGTTCGATCCAATATGAGTAAGATTGATCCCGTTACGGGAAGAGTTTTAAAACGCAATGACGGAAAAATTCTCAAGCCCAAAACTTTTAGCCCACCCAATCTTCAACCATTTATTTAAGGAGTAGATTATGATAGATGTGAAATGTGTTACAATGAAGGGGATCATGCACACACTTATGGCGCAGATCTCTGATGACGGTATTGGTCAACTGATACTCAAAAATCCTGTGATGGTGATTACTGTTCCTCCTCGCACATCATCGGATACTTCTTCTATTGCGATTGCTCCTTTTCTCAATTACACTAAAGAATTTTCTAGTGGTATTACCATTAAACGAGATGATGTGTTAACTATTACCACCCCCGTCACAGAATTGCTCAATCAATATAACTCAATCTTTGGTTCGGGAATTGTTCTCGCTTCTGCGCTCACACACTAATTGACGCGCACTATGACGTATTACACTAACGTCCGTTGTATCGGATCCACTTTGTATTATCGTGGTGTCCGCGATGGGCAGCACATCAAGGAACGGCGCGAGTATTCGCCTGTGTTGTTTTTGCCCTCAACTAATCAACACAGCGAATTCCGCACACTTGAGGGGACCCCCGTTGAACCGAAATTCTTTGATAAGATTCGAGATGCGCGAAATTTTCTCAATCAATATAAAGATGTGACGGGATTTACGATTTACGGGCAAACGCGATTTGAGTATACCTATATTTCAGATGAACATCCCGAAGCGGTGATTGAGTGGAATGTCAATAATATCGTCATTGCCTTTCTTGATATTGAAACCGGTTCAGAGAGTGGATTCCCTGAGCCACGCACAGCAGACTGCCCCGTCACAGCAATTACCGTCAAACTTTCCAACTCACCCAATTATTATGTTTGGGGAACGGGCGTTTTCAACAACACACAAGACAATATTTTCTATCGGCATTGTCTCAATGAACGCGATCTCTTAGAGAACTTTTTACAATTCTGGATAGAAGCTGAACCTGATGTTGTTTCGGGATGGAATATCAAGAGCTTTGATATTCCGTATCTCTATCGCCGTGTGTGTAAACTCTTTGGCGAGTCAATGGCTAAACGACTCTCGCCGTTTGGAGTGGTGCTGGAAGATGAAGAGCAGTTCTATCAAAAAAACGTTATCACCTATGATCTCGTGGGCATTGCTACACTGGATTATCTTCAGTTGTTTCGTAAGTATGCTCCCAATGCTTCTCAAGAAAGTT